ACTTATTGTTGCAGTATCCTGTGATTTACTTAATGTCACTGATACTGTATCAACACAGTTACTTTCATCTTTCGCATATAATGTATAAGAACCAACACTCAATGATGTGAATGTTCCTGAAGAAAAATATTGAGTACCATTAATAGAATATTGTTTAGTACCCGTACCTCCCGTAGCTCCCACTGTTATACTACCATCACTACTGTAATTACACGTTGGATGTGTAACAGAACTTGAAGTTACATTAACCGCTGTTGGTTGTGTAATAGTAATACTATATGATCTTGTACAACCATCACCATCTTTTACTGTTATGGTGTTAACCCCCGCAGCCAAACTTGAGTATGTCTTAGGGAACGTCGTTGTGTAAGAACCACTGTTTAGTTTTACACTATAAGTCCCTCCATTTCCACCTGTTGGTGATGATACTGTGATAGATCCGTTTGTTCCCTTATTACATGTAACATTAGATTGTGTTACTGTTGCGGAGACCTGAGTTTTGGATAAAGTCACTGAAGTTGAATCAACACATCCATTACCGTCTTTAACATAGACTGTATAGGTTCCATTTCCTAAACTTGTGAAAGTATTTGAGGTTTGGTAAGATCCACTACCTATTTTATAGGTATACGATCCTGTACCACCACTACCCGTAACTGTTATAGTACCATCAGTATCATCGTAACAACTTGGGTTCGTTGATGATGCACTAGCGGTAACCGTATTGTTTTCAGTAATTGTTTTATTCTGAACTCTTTCACAACCATCACTATCTTTAATATAGATATAATAAGTATCTGGTGCTAAATCCTCATACAGTTTAGTACCTGTTAGGTTAACATAAGTTCCATCTGAAGAGTTGTTAGTTGTGTTAATTTTAACTTGATATGTGGCTCCCGACCCACCTGTTGGGTTAGAAACTGATATTGATCCGTTATCATCACCATTACACACCACATTTGTAGTTGTAATAGTTGCAGATGGTGATGTGGTAGATAAATTAACATACCCAAAACTTGAAACACATCCATTACCGTCTCTTACTCTTACACTATGACTACCTCCAGTTAAATTTGTTTTTACGTTTGATGTGTACCAAAAACCATCAAACTGATATTCATAAGATCCGTTACCTCCTGAGGCGGAAACAGTGATACTACCGTCATTACCATTCCAACATGTTGGGTCAACATGTGTTTCTGTGAATGTTACGGGTTGTGGTTCTGTAATTGTTATATTGTAGGTTCTTTCACATGAAGATGAGTCCTTAAGATATACTATGTATGTATCAGGATCAAGACTTTCGTATAACACATAAGTTGTTAGGTTACTCCAATTATGTAGTAATGTTCCGTCATCACGTGTCATTTTGACTTGGTATGTGGCTCCCGATCCTCCTGATGGTGAGGTTACATTAATCCAACCATTATCATTACCGTTACATGTTATATTTGATTGTGTTACTGTTGCGGATACTTGTGTTACACTTAGAGTAACCGTTCTAGTATCAGTACATCCATTTTCATCCGTTGCAATTAGAGTATAAGAACCCGCAGTCAAATTTTCATGAAGTAAATCTGTTGTTACATCACCATTTAAAGTATATGTTATTTCACCTGTACCACCAACAACACTAAATTGGATTTCACCATCACTCCCACCATAACATGTTGGATCTGTATGTGAATCAGTTATATTGAGTACGGGTGGTTGTAATATTCCTAATGTAAATGTTCCAACCTCACCATTACTATCTTTGACATAAATTGTATAATTACCCGCGGCCAAACCTGTAAATGAAGTGGACGTTTGATAATTGGTACCATTTATAGAATAAGTGTAAGGTGAATCACCTCCTGTTTGAGAATTAACTGTAATACTACCTGTGGAATCATTGTAACAAAGTAAGTGTGTCACACTAGCAGTACCTGAAACAGATATATTTGTTATTGATATTGTCAATTTTTTTTCAAAGTACAGACCTCCTTGGTCAGTTGACCTAACTCTTATAGAATAACTTGACTGTGTTTCATAATCAAATACTTCATCACTCTTTAGTGTTGTACCATCAATATCAAAACTACTATTTCCTGTGTCTCCCGTACCACTTACTAAAGTATATGTAAACGTATTATTAGTATCAGGATCTTGAGAACTAAATGTACCTATTGCGGTTCCTGATGCCACATTTTCATCGATTGACGAATTTGATAAAGTGAGATTAGTGGGTGTTTCATTAACATCAAGTACTGAAATTGTAAATGTGTCAGTATATGTATTATTACCACTATCAGTAACTGTTACTTCAATACTGTAAGAGTTTTTAACCTCATAGTTAAAAACAATTGCGTTTTCAAGTACCCCTGCACTTGATAAACTAAATGATGTATTGTCATTAACAGTACCTGTAAGTGCATATGTGAATGTTTCACCACTATCTACATCTAAACCTGAAAAAGTACCTATAGTCGTACCTATTGCAGTATTTTCATTTTGTGTATTATTACTTAATGTAAGACCATAAGGTGTTTCATTTATATTAAGAACACTTACGGTCCTTGTGTCCTCAAAAGTTAATCCATCTTGGTCAGTGACTCTTATTCTTATAGAATAACTTGATTTAGTTTCATAATTGAATACAATTGCATTTTTGAGTACTCCCGCACTTGATAATGTAAATGATGCGTTATCAGTACTTCCTATACCACTCACTAAACTAAATGTGTGTGAATCACCCGAATCAGGATCTCCCGCGACTAATGTGGCAATAGTTGTTGATGTTGCCGTATTTTCAGATTGAGTTAATAGTGTAGGTGTAAAACCTGTAGGTGCCCTGTTTATATCAATATCCACATCAAAATCACAATTTGGTGTTGGACTTGGAGTTGGACTAGGACTAGGTGATGGAGATGGTGTAGGAGTTGGGCTTGGTGTATTTGTCGGGCTTGGACTTGGTGATGGGCTAGGTGATGGTGATGGTGTTGGAGTTGGTGATGCAGTAGGATTAGGTGTAGGATTAGGTGTAGGATTAGGTGTTGCACTTGGTGATGGGCTAGGTGATGGTGAAGGAGACGGTGATGGACTTGGTGATGGTGATGGTGTAGGAGTTGGTGTAGCAATATCTACATCAACATCAAAGTCACAATTAGGTGTTGGACTCGGTGATGGTGAAGGAGATGGTGATGGGCTAGGACTTGGGCTCGGAGACGGAGATGGACTCGGGCTCGGAGATGGACTAGGACTTGGTGTTGGTGTTGGTGTAGAAGTTGGGATTGGTGTTGGTAAAATAATCTCATCATCTATTACACATGAGTTATTGTATAGTAATATAGTTGTTGCACTATATGGTACTTCAACTCTTACACCATTTTCTCTAATAAGATCAGAATATGTTACATTTGTTGCGGGTAAATTAGTTGATACTCTTGTCGCAATATTAGATGCATTAATTTGGTCATAGTATATAATATATGTACTATGGGAAGTTCCCGAACTTATTCTTACATCAAAATATCTTACTTGAGCCATTATTAAAATATATAGTTTATTTTTTCAATTTTATAGTTTATCCTTCTTCAAAATTTTCAGTTACCTCACCTTCAAAACTACAGTCACATAGTATCCACACTCTTTCTACTTGAGTTAACACGTTATTCCATTCAACAATAATTGCAATTGCTTTGTTATCTGTATCGATATATCTTATTCCTGTATCAAACAGTCTATTAGTTCCTATTGGTGTTAAAGTACCTTCAGTATGATCAAATGAACTTACCTCAGTTCCTACAGGTATAACATGTTCACCAATACATGAACTACCAACACCACCTGAATATGTTCTATAATAAACAACACAATCATCTATATTGTAAACCCATTCTTTTCCGTCAGTTGATCTAACTATGTCACCTTCACGGGTTTCATTACAGTACCCACCTAAATCTTTTATTGAACTTACATTAGGTGTACTACCTGTTGGTACATAAGAGTTCTTATAGATTTGTGTACCACAATCTGGTGGACAATCTACTGCCGTTGGACTCGGAGTTGGGCTTGGTGTCGGAGATGGACTCGGACTTGGGCTTGGACTCGGAGACGGTGAAGGACTCGGTGTTGGTGTTGGAGTCTCAGTTGGTCTTGGTGTTGTACTTGGTGATGGCGATGGGCTCGGACTTGGTGTTGGTGTTGGTGTAGCAATATCTACGTCCACATCAAAATCACAGTTTGGTGTAGGACTTGGTGAAGGAGATGGGCTTGGACTTGGTGATGGACTTGGCGTAGGCGTTGGAGAACTACTCGGACTCGGAGAAGGACTCGGAGATGGAGTTGGACTTGCTGTTGGGTCAGGTGTTAAACTCGGAGTAGGTGAAGGACTCGGAGATGGGCTAGGTGATGGTGATGGGCTAGGTGTTGGTGTTGGAGTCGCAATATCTACATCAACATCAAAATCACAATTAGGTGTTACACTTGGAGAAGGTGACGGAGATGGTGATGGTGATGGGCTAGGTGTTGGAGTTGGACTTGGTGTTGGTGAAGCCGTAGCATTTGGTGTTATACTTGGTGTTGGTGAAGCAGTGGGATCAGGTGTCTCAGTCGGTCTTGGAGTATCACTTGGTGTAGGTGAAGGGCTCGGTGATGGACTAGGTGATGGAGATGGTGTAGGAGTTGGAGTCGCAATATCTACATCAACATCAAAATCACAATTAGGTGTTACACTTGGTGATGGCGATGGGCTCGGACTTGGTGTTGGTGATGATGTAGGGTTAGGTGTTGGTTGTGGAGTCACACTCGGTGATGGACTAGGTGATGGTGAAGGACTCGGACTTGGTGTTGGTGTTGGAGTCGCAATGTCCACATCAATATCGAAATCACAGTTTGGTGTTACACTTGGTGATGGACTTGGGCTTGGTGTTGGTGATGATGTAGGGTTAGGCGTAGCATTTGGTGTTACACTTGGACTTGGTGATGGACTTGGGCTTGGTGATGGGTTAGGTGTAGCATTTGGTGTTACACTTGGTGATGGACTTGGACTTGGTGTTGGTGATGATGTTGGATCAGGTGTAGGTGTTGGTGTAGCAATATCTACATCAATATCGAAATCACAGTTTGGTGTTACCGATGGTGAAGGGCTCGGTGAAGGACTTGGACTTGGCGACGGACTTGGTGAAGGAGATGGGCTTGGACTTGGAGTCGGACTAGGTGATGATGTTGGAGACGGTGAAGGACTCGGTGTTGGTGTTGGTGTGGCAATATCTATGTCTACGTCGAAATCACAATTAGGTGTCGCTGATGGGCTTGGGCTTGGCGACGGAGAAGGTGATGGTGTAGGAGTTGGGTTTTGTGTTGAAGGTGGTGTAACTGTTGCTTCAGGTGTTGGTGCGGGTGTTGCACTAAATGTAGGACTTGGTGAAATACTCGGTGTTGGAGTCGGTGTTGCAATGTCCACATCCACATCAAAGTCACAATTTGGTGTTGATGAAGGACTTGGGCTTGGTGATGGGCTAGGTGATGGTGTTGGTGTTGGTAATCCTGTCTGTGTTGGCGACGGAGAAGGTGATGGTGATGGGCTAGGACTAGGTGATGGAGATGGTGTAGGAGTTGGTGTTGCTATATCTACATCAATATCGAAATCACAGTTTGGTGTCGCTGAAGGGCTTGGTGAAGGTGTAGGTGATGCAGAAGGGTTAGGTGTAGCATTTGGTGTTACACTTGGAGACGGACTCGGTGTTGGAGTTGGAGTTGGTGCGGCAATATCTATGTCTACGTCGAAATCACAATTAGGTGTTACACTTGGTGAAGGACTAGGTGAAGGACTCGGACTTGGTGTAGGAGTTGGTGTAGCAATATCTACATCAATATCGAAATCACAGTTTGGTGTTACCGATGGTGAGGGTGATGGGCTAGGTGATGGGCTCGGACTTGGTGTTGGTGTTGGTAATCCTGTCTGTGTTGGTGAAGGAGTTTGACTCGAAGTTGGTTGTGGAGTCTCAGTTGGTAAAGCCGTTATTGAGGGTGTTGGTGTTGGAGTTGCAATATCCACATCCACATCAAAATCACAGTTTGGTGACGGTGATGGGCTCGGTGATGGCGATGGTGATGGTGTAGGAGTTGGTAATCCTGTCTGTGTTGGCGACGGAGATGGGTTAGGTGAAGGTGTAGGAGTTGGAGTTGCAATATCTACATCAACATCGAAGTCACAATTTGGTGTTACACTTGGTGATGGAGATGGTGTAGGAGTTGGTGATGGACTTGGGCTTGGGCTTGGAGTGGGTGTTGGTGTGGCAATATCCACATCAATATCGAAATCACAGTTTGGTGTTGCACTTGGAGATGGAGATGGAGAAGGTGTTGGAGTTGGTGCGGCAATCTCAATATCTACATCAAAATCACAATTAGGTGTTACACTTGGACTTGGTGATGGGCTGGGTGATGGTGTTGGTACAGGTGTTGTTGTAGGATCAGGTGTTGGTGATGATGTAGGATCAGGTGTGGAAGTTGGTCCAGCAATATCTACATCCACATCAAAGTCACAATTTGGTGTTGGACTTGGAGTTGGACTAGGACTTGCTGATGGGTCGGGAGCTTTAGTTGATCCAGGTGTTGGTGTTGGTGAAGCAGTGGGATCAGGTGTTGATGATGCTGTAGGGACAGGAGTCTCTGTTGGTGTAGGGACAGGTGTAGAAGTTGGGTTAGGTGTGGAAGTTGGGTTAGGTGTAGGGTCAGGAGTACTACTCGCAGTAGGATTAGGTGTAACTGTCGCTGTTGGTTCTGGTGTACCAGTTAATGTTGGTAAAGGTGTGGGGTTAGGACTTGCATTTGGTGTGGTACTTGGTGTGGGGTTAGGAGTCTCTGTTGGTAATGGAGTCTCAGTACCAGTTAAAGTTGGTGTTGGTGCAGGTGTTGCTGTAGGTTCTGCGGTAGCAGTAGGTGTTATCGTATCTGTACATATACCTAATATACTATGAGTTATTTGTTCTGAATATGTTACTGACTTTATTTCATAACAGTCTTTACCAGGTGATAAGTACTCACCTGATTGTTGACCTTGTATCGGTTCAAGTTGTACTATTTCACCTATACTGTAGGAATTATCATATAAAATAAAAAGTTCATCTCCGTCGGTGTAGTGTTCACCTATGAAGGCATTTAGATCTTTACATTCAGTTTCGTAGATTGGTCTTTTTAAATCTTCGACTTCGGGTGCATCCACACAATCTATTTGATCTTGATAGTATTGTTGGGAACTTAAGTCTAAATTTTCGAATAATTGTTCATTATATTCAACCAATACTTGATCATCTCCGTCACCATTAAATAAGATTACGTCGGTACAACAATCTGTAGATATGTTTGTTACATCATTTGGTATTCCATTTGTAACTGTACTTGGAGCATTAAAGACTGCAGTAACATTTAAATGATAAAATAAATCTCTTTGACAATAATCTAAATCTAAGGAAGTAACCTCAATAGGAAACCCTAATTCATTTATTAGTAAATCACCTTTACTATAATAATCCACTCCATAATTACAACATGGTTCTACGGGATCAGGTGGTCTAACTGTTAACTCCTCAGGATATTTTTCGGTAAACTCCCAATGGTCACCAACCTTAGTCATCACTCTTAATTTAGAGTTAGGTAAAACCTTAAATCTGTCGTTAATTACGTTAACTTTAGTAGACCCTAAACAATCTTTATTATCTACCTCAACAGTCAAGTAAGTATAACTAAATGAATACCCACTTAATACCGAATTTGTAAAATCACTTGAACTAAATGGACAGTCTAAATATTGTCCTGATAGTAACCTATCACCTATGGTTACATCCTCAACGTCGATTAACTCTAAGGTATTATCTGCAAAGTAATTTTGTACATCAACCCATGTATTCTCATCATCTATGATAATACCATTATTGACTTTGATTACTTTAGTATTTTGTTTTAAACCATAATCAAATGTTTGTCTATACTGAACAGTAGGATGTATTGTGTATCCCGAAAAATTATCACAGAACGTTATCCCACTAATAATATTCGCGGGATCATGTGTTGGATATTCCTCCCCCTCCAAATAACTGTCAATTTGGTATTGGAAGAAGTGACTTCTCGATGTTGTTACATCATCACCATCTACGGGGTCCCACTCAAATTTTTGTTGTAGTCCGTCTATTCTTACTTTTTGATCACAGTTTGCAGCATCGGTTATTGTAATATCAATAACATCGTATTCTCTTACATTTCTTACTACAAAAGTACATCCTGATACCCATTCTACTGTTTGGTCACTTTGAAGAGTAGTGTTTCCTGAAATGGATTCGTTATACCCACCAACACAATTTATAAAGATATTGGTCGGCCAAGTAGTATTATATGGAGGACAATCAGTACATGCGTCACCATCATCAATAATATCTTCATTACCAAATGTTATTCCCGAAACCTCGAAAAATACGTCTTCTACCAAACAACAGTTGTCTTCGTCTTCAGGTAAAGTGTACATAGTATCAGGACCATAAACATTTACTTGTGGGTTACAACATGTTGTACCTGTTAAATAAGACGTATCAAAATAAAAGTCAAATGTGTCACCATCTAAACATTCAATGTTAGCTTCAGTTGTACATGTATTGTCCGTATATAATGGAACATCATATTTAATTGGGATTACACTTATCTTTTTAATCCCATCGACATCCGTAAATATTTTATATGTTAATATTGGTGTTACTTCACAAGAATAGGATTCACCATTTGTTTGTAATTCACTTAAATAGTTTGTCTCTGTTTGTGTGTTCCCACTTAATTGGTAATCAACCCAACCCGCATGATTGCTAATATCTCCACCATATGTTCCATCACTATAAAATGTTTTTCTATAATATTGGTTATTAATTTGGTTATCTATGATATTTTGTACTTCATCAATCCAAAGACATTCTAGTATCTCTCTTTGTGGTTTCAAATGACATTTAAAATCACATGTTAGTGGTAAATGAATTGTTTTATTAAATGGTACTCCATCAAAATCTGAACTCAGTAATGTTGAACATTCAGAATTTACAGGGTATGGGTCAAATAAACCCGCGTGTGTGTAGTTACCACTACAAACATCTACCGTCTGAATATTTTGTGTCTCACCACTTAAACTCAATAGGTTATTTGCACTATACGTTGTTCCATTAAAATCAATATGTAATGAATATGTTACCCCACTAACCACAGTCAGACCTCTGAATACATCAGGATCACCTAAAACTGTCTCTAAATCTTCTTCAATTGCCAATTCAAAATCAGGGAAAAGGTTTTCTGTAAACTCAGTAATTCTACACGGTTTCTTATATTGGTATTTTGATCTACCTAAATTATGATTTTCGATGATATTACCACCCGTCCATAATGTTGTTGCAGGAATGAACTGTTCAATTAATTGTACCCAATAAGGACTTATTTTATTAATAAATTCACTTACAGTTGGGTTACTATATGGGTTAGGTACTTTTTCTAAGTAACTTGTGTAGATGTCCTCTAACTGTATATAACTCTTTTGGTATTTTACAGTATGAGAATTTCTTATTTGTTCGTTTAAAACTTGGTCAATGTATTCCGCGAAAGTAAAACCTGTTTGTGGTTCTAAAGTGTTAGTACCAAAACTTACTTGTAACTCTCTTGATTTTCTATAAACATCGTGGTCAAGTGCTTGTGCAGAAGAAATATAAACTTGTATGTTTTTTCTGTTTAGTGTTTGTGAATCTATATCACCTAAAAGTTCTGTTTTATCGTTATCAACTTTATTATGTAATTCATAACCATAATCTAAACCATCAAACTGTCTATATAAATCAAAGTAATCTTCACCCCAAGTATAATCTTTATTTTTTGTCTTTATTACTTTAGGTGATGATTGTAGATCTGAATTTTCATTATCTAATTCTAAAGAAGATCTATGTTCTAATGTAATATCATACCAACCCGCACCTTTTTCAAAAAAGACATCGTTCTTTTCACTTATAATTTGTTGTACATCACCATATGTGGTACTACCACTACTTTGTACCTCGATTGGAAACTCAGTCTCTCCGTAATTTGTAACACCTGTTGTAATTACATTTTTATATGCAAAACCAGTAGTTTCTAATTCAGCAATACTAAATGTCTTTTCGTCCTGAATAAGATCATATATATCACTATCAATATCAGACGTTGTCTTTTTTACAGTATCATATTCGTAAACATACTCATCAATCTTAATTAAAGGTTCGGGTGCACCTAAGAATCTTAAAAAGAATTCAATTGCATTTCTTGTACCTTTGGATTTATAGATGTGTGCGAGATTTACTAATACTCTTCTGTAGAATTCTATTTCTGCTTCAACTACGTTTTTACCAAGACCAACACCTTCGTACTGACTATCAATTCTTGAATAAAGGATGTCCTCTAAAGATTTATCATCAAAAAGTTTAACATCACTTAATCCAAGTGTGTTTGATAAATTTTTAAGAAGTACATCAGGAACGTTATTAATACCATCATAACTTACATTTCTCATGTGAGCGACGTTATCAATAAATTTTTTGATAGAATCAAAACTCTGTCCGTATAGTTTAAAAATAGACGCGATCCTTTGATCAGGTGTGTCAAATTCATTGAGAGAGGCAGTAGTTAAAAATCTAACAATTAAATTTGATTTATAGTTGTCTATTTCTTGACCAACATCACTTAGTTTTCTTATGTAATCCACATAAGCGTTACCTGTGATTTTAATGTTCCAACCATCTTTAAAGATTGGCCATGGAAACCTCAACGTTTTGTTTTCGGTTTTACTACCATCTAAAGAATCTTGTGGAACAACGAATTTTGATGTGTACTTAGGTGTCGACTCTCGGTTTAATAATACTGACTCTAAATCATCTAAGTTTTGGAAAAACTCCTCAACTACCGAATCAATGGGTCTAATTAGAAAACTTTCATCATAGGTTGATGTAGTAAATGGTTTTCCTTTCACTTTTAAAGTAATCAGACCATCACTATCAACCTCAGTAAAACTTACAACATCATATGTTTTACCTTGAATATCTAAAGTATACTTGTTAAAGAATTCGAAAAAGTTTTTAAACTTATTTTCTACTTCAGGTTGAGTATTACTTTTAGGTTTTACAATTTTAACATCTAATGGGTTGAAAATTTTAGAATTCTCAAACTTAAATGTCGTTTCGTATGTTTTATTGTTATATACTATATTCTCTGCAGTATATTGAGATGCCGATATTGGGGTATCTTTATCAATGTAAAACCCTGCAGGGAATTTTTTAATTATTCTACCAATTGATACGGATATTCTTTCTTTTAGTGATCCGTATAATGATTTACTACCGTTATCTTTTGATGAATTGAACTTAACGTCATTACTTTTAGAAGACCCACCCGAAGTTGTTTTTGGTGCATCAACCTCTTCTTTTAAATCATCAAGTGTTAAGTATTCTGAAAAGGGATTAGTCTTAAACTTTTTAGTGTCTCTTTGTGGTAATGTTTTTTCTACAGAAAAGTTAGTCGCAGTAAGTTGGCTTGACCCGTCGGTAATCTGTTTACCGACTAAGTTATCATTAAAGGTTTCCCTTCCACTAGCCGCTTGACTTGGAACTTTTCTTTTCGCCATTATTGAGTGATATCATCAAAGTTTTTAGTTTCATCGATTTCGTCCCTTTCTTCTCTAACTTCAAATAGTGTTTCATTGAACTCATCTTTGATCTCAAACAAGTTAAATTGTTTGTAAATATTGTTACTTCCATCGTAGATCGTGTATATACCATCAGACACTGATTTAGATTGGTTACCGTATAATGCGTATGCCAAAGTAGTGTCGTCATGTTCAACCATATCAACTTCAATAGTTGTTGGATTGAAAAAGGTATTTGATAATACAATGTTTTGTGATGGTTCACCAATGAACGGAATCGTATTTGGTCTGTTCGATGGTGCCGATGAAGGAGTAACTGTTAAAAATAACAAATTTGTTGACTGATCAGTATATTGATACCTGATTGCCTTTTGACTTGAATTAGTCAAATTAGATGTTATTGGGTTACAGAAAAAGGATGAGGTAACTACCCTATAGAAGTTAGGAAGTTTAGTACCGTCATTATTAAGATACTCAATTCTATATCCCACTAATCCTTGTGGGGTGAATTTATTTCTATCTTCAGATGGTACGTTACTTAAATCAATAATTATTCCTCTTACCGATGGTAATGATGCTAGTATTCCACAATCGGTGATTGATGTTCTAATTTGTTTCGGTCTGATGTGTAATGTGTACACCCCTAATTCATCAAAATCGGATGATTCCAATTTTAAGTTATAAAGTCCACCGATAAGTTCACTTGTAGAGACACCAGTCTCAAGAGTATCGTTTCTATCACCATGGTAAATAGGGGTTAATACGTCCTCTGAATTTAATTTTTTGAATTGGACGGGAGACGTTGAGGTCCTACCAGAAACATAGTGAAATAATATTTCTATGTCTGACGGGGACACATCTGCGGGTCTAACCGTTCCATAACTACCTACTGCCATAATCTTGTTTAATTAATAAATATAATTTTTATTGTTTTTTAACTTCAAAAAATCCGTTTCCATAAACAGATAGTTCTCCGATATTATCTATTTCACCTAACCTTAAATTCATTTCTAAAACTCCTTGCTTCCCTCTTTCGACGAAAATGTCCGAATAAATGGTCGGTTCATCTATAAATCCAATAAAATGTTCGTTCCTAGTTAACATTTTATTAAACACTTCTTCTTTTTGAAAATTAGTTGTAGAACCCGTTATTGTTGTGGTTCCATCATCATAATCTCTGTATGATAAATTGTCTATTGTATATCCACTATAACTACCAACACTATCAGATCCTGTAGTCAATCCTTGATATGTATTCTCGCCATATTTTTTTAATTCACTTACTCTACTCCTACCCATAGCGGCAAAATATATTTGTGTATCACCTGTAACATTAGTATTATCATATTCGTTAATATAATTCTGAGTTACTGTAGACACACCTTCGTAAACCATTGTAGTTGAAAAACTACCAAATTGATCTGTGACGGTAGTATTTTGTGGTACTGTTATTTTTTTCTTAATTCTTTTTTTAGTAAAATTTGTATCTAATGTGAGGGTTGCCTCATAAGTTCCCGCAGTTGCGTATGTGTGTTGTTTAAAAGTTAAGTCAGTTCCTGAACTCACTGTTATGGCTTCGGTACCACCATCTCCCCAATCAATTGTGTATGTTTCACTTTTGATTACCTTCAAAATATCTCTATTAACTGTATTATAAAGTTTTACCGTACTATTACCTGTTATTTGGTAATTGAAATTACAGATCTGTTCGACTTGTTCAATATCACCATCAAAACCAACCATACCACCCATCTCATCTGCTTCAGAGACTAAGTATACAGGTACATTATGTGTTAATCCTGTTGTTGGTTTGTATATTTTATAAAAATTCTTTTCCATTGTTTAATCGGCTGATTCATTAGAGTCCTCAAGTTCTGAAGGTGCACTCGGTGGTGTTTCAACACCTTCCATTTCATAAAATTTTATGGGATTGTCTACTGTCCCTTTTCTTGTTCCATTATATGGGTATGAATTTGTCATTTCATATATTATATAATGATATGTGGGTTCGCCATTATCATCTCTATAGAATTCTACCTTATAATAAAGATCTTCTTCTTGGGTAACTGTACTTGAATCTGCAATTGGTTTATTACCGAACAACATTTTTGACCCATCCGCGGCATTATAAAATTTTGCAGACATGTAAAAAGTACCCCCCGTTAATAGAGTCTCCTCTAAGACAGTATCATCATGAAACCAAAAGAGGTACATGTTTTCTTTATTTCTCATACTTGAACCCATAAAAACGGGTACATATGATTTCTCTAATTTTCCTGTGTATTGGATTCTTTCTCCTACTGCAGGTGAAAGGTTTTTTGCAAAGACTAATCTCCTATTAGTCCTATTCGGAAGATCTCCGTTTGGTGTCTTATAGAACTCAAGTCTAAAAAAACTATTTCTAAGATCAGAGAGTAGTTTATCTGTCTGTTGTATTCCTGCCGCCATATAATCTAACCCATATGCATATGAACCGTCTTTAACAAAATAGAAATAAAACCATATATCTGTTTGTTCAACAGAAGTTACTGTGGTTGTCGCTACTTCATTTTCTTCTTCCGCCACGGACTCAGTCGGTGGTGGTGCTGCGGCACCTGATATATATGGTTTATGTATATACCTATTAGTTTCATAGTTTTCAATAGGATTTATAATACTTTCTAATACTTCATCTTCAAAAGTTTGGATACTCTCGTCCCAACCTGAATCTAACCTAAAAGATTCATTCTGATTTAATATTATTTTTTGATCTTGTGAATTAATTCTTAATTTCATCTTAACATAATGAATCATCATCAACTGAGAAATTAGAAAGTCCATCATTTTTATTCATGAACGTCTCTTCATTTCTTAGGTAAAAGTTTATGTCAGATTTGACGTAGTGTTGTCCATTTGTAAAAGGATGGTTTACACCAAAACCATCGGGGTCTGTATAACCATGATCATATAAATCTCTCCACTTCCATTGATTGTTGTATTCATCATAGATGGAGTTTTCAGGTAAACCATGTATTTGGTTTGTGTTTGCAGTCTCAACATACGGAGATAGTTCTCTTAATTTAACTCTTTGGTGTGGTTGGTAATATAACCCTAAGGGGTTTGTTGTTGTCGACCCCACTTGAGGGTTAACCTGTCCGTGATTGAATATCGAATAGTCTACAGTAAATTTGTGAAAAGATTCAGATACAATTGTTTCTTTGAAATCTTGTTTATTATACTCAACAAAAGCACCAATAAGTTCATCATTTTTTTGTAACTGAACTCCTTGAGTAAAGGTGACACCACTATTTGAGAATGTCGTAGATGATAGTCCTGAATTAGATCCACCGAAATTTTCATCGAAGTGATTATCAACCCAATCATTATGAAAGTTAAATTTCCAACCTAATCTTGGTGGATAATTAAAATACCCGTTTCCATTCTTAAAAACTGTGGTAACATATAAATCAGTGATAGTGTATCCTAAATTATTATTCAGTCCCTTAATGTCGATTTCATCTTTGAAATGGTAAAGTATTGTTTCAGGTCTATTTTGTACTGTATACACATCATTTCTATTATCTGCAGTTTCAAACTGTAATTTTCTTTCTATTTCAAAGACAGGTGTTTCAAAACCTGTTCTATCTATTATACAACCATCTGTGTCGGTCAATATTTTATGTTTGTGTACGTAATATTCTGATTTCGTATCATTGATTCGTGTCTTGTCGATACATCTTTTACCAAACACAACCTCACTCAGTGATTGTGATGATGATAATGTAGATTTTTGTATGTTAATTACATATTTTTCTGAATCGAAGGTTTCATTTCCCACCGCAGATATCGGGAAGATTCTATCGGATTCACCACCCGCATTTATTGACGTTCCTGAAAGTATAACAAATTCACCCTCTTTCATATTATGTTTTACAGGACTTACAAGTTCATAATATGATGTATATTCATTCACTCTAAAGGGTACACCATTAGATGCTGTAAAACTGTATTCAGTATCCCCCGATAGAGTGTATTTCATTTGGTGGTTAGAGTCCTTATCATAAACATATGATAGAAAAACATTCCAATTAGTTGATGCTACATCGATTTCATCTATAGCTCGGTGTGTTGTATCACCTGTTAACACTAAATTTGGATTATATGTGCCCACTGTAGAACCCGTGGGGTTTGAAACTTGTCTAACATAATCGTTTCTAATCAACGCAAATTCATTATATGGTAGGTAACCAGTAAAGTCGGCATCAAGTCCGTCACCAATGACGTATAGGTTATTTAGAAGTGGTTCATACGTAGTGGTACCACTGTATGTGTTTCTAAATACCATATTCATCTTCCCATATATTCTATACTTGGTCGAATCATTTCTTTCTTTCCTAAATTGTTTCGCAATATCTAAGATGATAGTCTTATCACCCTCTCTCAATAAACTCTTTTCCTCCTCAAGGTTTATTCTTAAAGTTAAGTCTTCGGGTTCCGCCTTTTTGAACCTTTTACTCGGGGATACAATTTTCTTTTTTATCATAACGGACCAAAGTTTTTAACAAATTTATTCCAAGCCGTTTTTCCTGTTCTTAAACCAAAATAGAAGAAAAATGGACCCCCTATTGGGATTACAGTTTCATTGTAATTATCGTCTCCACAGTCTCTTATTGGTGGAAGTATACTACCATCAAAATAATGACTGTTTATATTATCTGTTGGTGGTCCTCCAGCATCATTATATGGATCTGTTTCCATTAACGTTGGCGATGTCCATCCACCTTGGTATTTTGTTGTGTGAATTGTATTTAAAACCCAATCCTGTGCTTCTGAAGTAGAACCATTTCCACCAAAACCGTCACCTTTCTTATCCCATTTATAAAATGGAATATCCTGAGCCGTCTCAGTCAAATTACCTACAGAATTAAGACATAACCTCATTAATGTTCCGTCCTTTTCAATTATTGCGGTATCTTCATCATCTTCTGAGAAAACAAAATCAACCCCCACAGGACCATAACCATCATATATAAACGCACCACCTGGTGGGTAATACGGACTTTCATCATTCTCATCTTCATAACCAAATATTCCCATTTGTGAGTTAAAGTTTAATAATTGAGCAATATCACCATCCATTTTACCGCCACCTCTTTTATCAAATAAATCCTTCGCTTGCAGTTTACCCCTTTCTTTGATTTCTTTAGATTGTATAACATATTCCATTAAATCATTAATATCCTGATATGATGTGGCACCAATACTTTTAGAAATCGAACAATTAACATCTAATTCGGGATCTACACATATTTCTTTTATAAACATATTTCTTGGTCCCAAATCCATAATTGTTGTTGGAAAAAGAATTTCACCGTAATCACCATTATTTTCACCAATAAAATTACCATTCTCGTATGGTGTTGCACGGTAATAATAATGAGCTCCATTATCGTCTGATTTTCTATATATCAAATCCCTACAGTATTTTGCTGAAGAACCACCCCTTCGTCTTCTAAACTGAAAGAAATATAATGACCCGTTTAACCAACTATTTGAAAATGTATATGAAGTAATTCCCGCACACATTAGTTTACCTAATAATTTTCTTTGTGAATAATCTTTTATTAAACGCGAGTTCCTACCCGCATCACCAACTATTGTGTAGTACCCATCTTGAAACTCACTATATCCTGATGCTGTACCTACACCGTGATATTTAATCGCGCACCTTCTACCTCTCGAACTACTCACACTATTGTTCTCAGGAACATACGCCGATATAGTAACATTAACGTTACTTGGATTAGGATTCGTACACTCATCCTCACTACCATCTTGAAATATGTCGTTAGGATACGAACCAAAACTATCTGGAGATTGTATTAATGTTGAATATGCGGTTGTTCCTGTCCATGCACGTAAACTCATATTATTACTAGCATCATATATTACATCATATTTTTCACACCCACTTTCCCCCGTTTCAATCGGATTGTCCGTCACCGTTAATTCGGAAACAAAATACACAGTATCAATTATAACTTGACCTGCGTTAGCCAATGCTGTACCAGGTATTGTTGCACTATATGGTGCACTTGTTTCATCATTTGCAAATAGAACGGTTTCATATATATCACTCATTATTCCACCGAAATTAGGTGTGGTGAAGTCTGCGTCTTCAGCATAGTCAGATCCGTACCCAACGAAAATATATCCATATTGGTAATCTGATATAAGTACGTGATTTGCGGGGTCTGGATCAGATGTGTCCCATACCTGATCTTCAGTTATAAATTTTAGAATATAATTTCGTTCACTTTGATTACCATTAGGCATTGTTATGTAAAGACTCTCATTTGGTTCACCTAAAGTTTGGTTAACATCAAAACTGTGTGTACCCGTAATATTGGAACCAATAGTCGTACCTGAATTTATGGCGTAGTTCTCTTCATCACCAGATGATACTACTATATAGTCCTCAGTAAAACCACCCGTACTTGTGGTTCCTTCATCACCATCGTTGTTACACTCATAACAATCAGGATAATTAACGAGTCCGAGCGAACGTATAGTTGCCTTTTGAATATTCCGTGCAAATTTTGCAACTTTTTTAGATGCCTTTCTTAATAAACGTACATTAATTGCTTCTGAAATATCAAAAACGAGTTCAATAAGATTATCAATAACAAATTGTGTTATTAATAAATAAGTTTTTTCAAACCAATTAAGAATTATTATAATTAAAAATTTAAATTTAAAATTACTTACCGCATCATTAATTGGAAAGTATTGGTTAGTTTGTGAACAGTCTTCCTCAATTGAAGGTTGTATTTCTTTAATACCAATAAAAGATTCATTTTTATCTTTTGAGAAAAAATTAAATGTCTTTTCCCACCACCCTTTATTATGGTATTGATTAATAAATGATGAAACCGTATATACTCTATTATATCTAAATGAATAGAACATATCATTTGAAAACCCATTATTATTAATTCCTGTAATGTCATCCATCGCGTCTGATGGATAATCGTCAAGGTCAGTCGAAAACGCGTATGATTTGGATCGGTTTGATTGATGTTCTTTAATTTGAGGTATTAAATATTTACCTCGATATTGTTTCTTTGCACCATTATCATTTTGTAATGATAGTCTAAATCTATATGTTCCTCTTGTTGGTATTCCTCGTTGAGTATTTTTTGTTTCTACTAATTCACCAAACTCATTTGTAATTCTGTGACCCATATTCATCGGGACTCTAAAAAAGAAGTTACCGTCCTCGTCTACTTGTGAATCTAATTGTATTGCTTCAAGTATAGGTCTTTCATAATTAGGTGTGCCATCTGTATTTTCTTCGTATTGTCCCGTAAATCTAATAGTCTCAATATCCCCCTCACCTGTCGTGAGAGCACACTTTTCACCCATTTGGTTATCGACATTACATCCGACCCTTACAGAGTCTTTTCCTGAATCAGTAAAAGTTCCACCCATCATAATTGAGTATGGTTCTATTCTAATACCTTGTTCCGTGAGATCATAGTCGGTTCTTGTAATTCCTATTTCACATAGGTCTTCATTTCCCCAAAATGGATATACTTCAACTGTTTCTTCAAATGTTAATGTCTGTGGTAATCCTGCGATATCAGAATCACTCCTAAAGGTGTAATTGTTTTCAAACTTTTCTTCTGACACACCCTCATATATAAAATCAAATGGTACAAGTGATTGGCAACCCATGTCTGATAAATCCACATCTACGTGAATTGTTTGTGTACCAATAGGTACTCCCCATATCATGAAATCTCCCGCATCGTTAGTTTTTGCTGTGTACTTATAATATTTTTCATAGACATATAATACCTCTTCTCTCGTGAGAATATCTTCTTGATCGGGAAATGTCCCTGTTGGTGTATGTCCTGTGTGTTGTTTTCTTTTAGGAAACAAATTGTATTTGTAACCTTCAGTTGTTACATCTTGTGTTGACTTGTAGGGGTAAAGTGAAGAAACTACGGGATCCTGTTCATCCACATCATCTATAGGAACGAAAACTGAAACTCTCGCATTTGCAACTCCGAATCCTTTGTTTGCTGTTATTCTACCACAGACAACACCGTAATCTGCGCAAATAGATGTGTATATATCTTGTTGCGTGAACTTAAGTGAAAGGATTTCTAAAAGATCATAATCCTGTTTTAATTCAACAGTTACCTTATGATCCTTACCGATTTCTGTTCTTATTCGATGTTTCTGTATCATATCATATAAATAGATTGGAACCTATTTTCCCTAATTAATAATAATACAGAAAAGAATTTTTAGAATGTAGTGGAACCTAAAGTTTTTACTCTTACTTTGATGTCTTTGTTAGGGAATCTTATTTGGTAAATTTGATTACTTCTCATGTAGATTGTAGAGTCAGATTGTGAAATTTCTTTTGTTGTATCGTCAACATATCCTTGAGACACCTCTGAAGTTGAATACTCACCTCCCGTGATACCTTTAACTTTGGTTTCTACCACATTTACAACCCCCGTAATATCGGCTATGGTTTTTTGTAATTCACCAACAAACAATGGGTCGCCCATTTTTCTACTGTCGATTTTGAAAAATTCAGTCGTACTTGTTATTACGTCTTTAAGTACATCTGATTGGGTAACATTTTTATCTATTACAAGATCAACGTCCACACCGAAATCTATGACTTCACCACTTATAATATCTAAATAATCATTGATCATTCGATAATTTGTGAGGTATCTTAGTATATTGTTTT